ACCTGCAATGCCGATGTCTTTGCGGCCATTCTAAAGTACAAGGAAGAACGACCGCTAATGGGACAAAAAGTGATAGACAGCCTGCAATCCAAAGAACATTGGACTGAACTTTCAGGAAGAGAGATAATTGACATTTATTGCGTTCTTCCTCACAAACTTTGGAACGGTAGTGTTTGGTCTATGCACAACCTCTTCCAATCCCAACAAACCACCGAAATGCCATGAACCACTTAGTAACCATTCCCAAGAGCGACATCAGCAAGGCTGACATCGCCGACATCGCCGCTGGCCTTATCTTCCGAATACAGGAAGGCGAGGTCAACCCCATCGCCGCCCATGTACGCTTGAAGGCGGTTGTCAAAGCCTTGGAGCAAGTCCTCAAAGCAACCGAGGACATCGTTCGGGACGAGGCCGAAAAGCACGGCAAGACCTTCTCCGCCTTCGGTGCAGAAATCCAAGTCAAGGAGGGGGCGTTGACTCCCGACTACTCGCAAGACCAGCAATGGAGTGACTTGCAGGCATCCATGAAAGCAAGGGAAGAACTGCTAAAGATGGCCTTCCGCAACGCTGGCAAGGCAACGGTGTACGACGAAGCTACGGGTGAAGCGGTCCCCGTATGTCCCGCCAAAGGGACAAAACCAAGCATCGCTGTTACTTTTAAAACCAGTTAAGATGAAAGACGGACAAACAATCGCCCAATGGCTAAAGTGGGATTTTGTGGCGAATGGGGATTTGGAAATCTACGGCAAGAATGGCAACCTAATCTACCATGAATATTCAAATGGATTTTGGCAAAAGTATGAACACGATTTTCAATGCAGATTAATCTACACAGAGGATTGCTCTGGGTTTTGGGAAAAGTGTGAATACGATTCCGAAAGCAATCGTATATACTATGAAAATAGAAATGGCGTGATTACGGACAACCGCACCCCCGAAGTCATTGAACACAACGGACGCAAATACCAATTAATCCCCTAACCATGCCCAAACCCAAAGGAAAAGAAATCCAACGAAGGGTGGCCACCATCTACGCCGTGTCATACCTCGCCTCACGCCCATACAGGGCCACAGAACTCGCCGAAGTGCTTGGTGTGACCATTCGTACCACCTACCGAATCCTAAGCGATTTACGGGCCTCAAATTGGCTCGTAGAAGAAAACTGCAAATACTCAATTCAACCTAACCAAACCCCAATCCAAAACCATGTTTAATATTCAACCAAACCACAACAACCAAAAACCAAAAACCATGTTCAAAAGTCAACCAATTAAGTCATCAATCAATATCGCTGCACAAATCTTTTATACCACCGATTACACAGTTTTTAAAGAACTGCTTGGAAATCGTGATGTAGATGAAAATCATGTCAAAAGATTGATAAAATCAATGAAAGAAGAATACCTTGAGATTCCAATTCAAGTCAATCAAAAGATGCAGGTTATTGATGGTCAACATCGCCTTGCTGCCTGTAAAGAGTTAGGGCTTCCTGTTTTTTATATGATTATGAAAAGTGCGGGGCTTGACCAAACTCAAAGACAAAACGCATTGTCAAAGAAATGGGCAATCACGGATGTACTTGAATCATTTTGCAAAAGAGGATTTTCTAATTATATTGTGGTAAAATCGTTTATGGAAGATTTTGGTTTTACATTATACCAGTCACTTACCATCTTGACTTTAAATCAATTATCTACCGAACAAACCATTAATTTTAAAAGCGGGAATTTTGAAATCAAGGACTTAAATCGGTCAAAAATTGCAGCAAAAAATCTTCTTAAATTAAAGGATGTTGTTGCTTTAAATGACACCATAATTTTTAGAGCATTTTTTCATTTGGTCACAAAATGTGAGGAATTTGATGTAAATTATTTTATTCAAAAAATGCAATATCAAAGCCAAAAGTTTAAAAAGCAAAGGGATAGAGCATTGCAGATTGAGAACATTGAGGAAATCTACAACTATCGTAATCAAAATAAAGTCAACCTAAGAATCATTAAATAAATTTAAACCCCAACCCAAAACCCATGAGTAACTACACCCCCCAACCCAACACCTTCTCCCTGTTCGCCAACGATAAGGGCGACAATCCGAAACGCCCCGACTACCGTGGGGACATCATTCTCCCCGACGGAACCAAGATGCGGTTATCCGCATGGGTCAAGGAAGGGCAGAGCGGTAAGAAGTTCCTAAGCGGCAAGGTAGAACCGATGAACGAATCCCGTCCAGCAAATGCCTTTGAACCACAGGACGGAGATATGCCGTTTTAGTGTAACTTTGCCCGAAGATTACATTTACCATTATAGCCCATTTGAAATTGCAGCCAAATGGTGCTTCCGATAAAGGGTTCATTCTCTAACCCCTGCCCTGGCTGCTGCAATCAGTCAGGGTTTTTTTTTACCTCCTATGAGAGATTCATTCATCTTCTACCGCTCATTCCTCAAGAGCATCCAACACCTTGACCCAGTTGAGCAGTTGGAACTATTCCAAGCCATCGTGCAGTACGGGCTTGACCAACACGAACCCGAAATGAGCAGGTATGTTCGGGCGGTGTGGGAATCCATAAAACCACAACTGGATGCTAATCAGCGCAAATACGAGAACGGTTGCAAGGGCGGGAAACCAAAGGCTAACCAAGACATAACCACCCCCGAACCACCCCATAACCTAATGAGTAATGATAATGGGAATGATAATGAAAAGGAGAATGATAATGCAAAGGAGGAAGGGGTAATGGCAAAGCCCAAGAGGGATAGCAGTATTTTGTTTGACCAATTTTGGACCCTCTACCCCCGCAAGACCAGCAAGCAGTCCGCCTCCAAAGCCTTCGCCAAACTCAAAGACGAAGACCAGCAGGCAGCCATTAACAACATCTCCCGCCTATACGCTGAAACCCCCGTCCAGTTCGTGCCCCATGCAGCGACCTACTTAAACCAAGGCCGCTGGGAGGACCAAGTGATTCCCCGCAATGCTACCTTCAACCCGCTAAACCAAAACGACGATGAACCCCTACCATCTTACCGCTGAACGAAGGCTCCTGTCCTGCCTAATGGACCAATTTACCAACCGAGCGGTCCTGCTCCTTCAAATTCCCGAACGCCTATTCACGGGGAACCATGTCCTCGTTTACAGGGCGATTGAATCCCTTCACCGAGCAGAGCGACCAGTGGACCTGGTTGCGGTCCACAAGCACCTTATTGACAACGGTCAAGCCCATGTCATCGCTGAATTCGTGGACATCTTGGACGGCAACACGCTGACCTCCGATTGGAAGGTCTATGCCTCGGACCTCAACGAAGCATGGAAGCAGCGGGAGGAACAAAGAATTATGGACGAGTTAGCCCATGACCGTGACATTCCCAAAGCCTTTGCCCGATACCAGTCCATGCAAGCTATTGAAACCAACGCCACCGAAACCACGGCCCACGAACTCGCCAAGACCTACCTCATGAACATGAATGAGGTCCGTGAAGGAAGGCGCAAGGATTCTATCTTCCCGACCTACATATCCCCAATGGACCGAATGATGACGGGATTCAAGCCCACCGAGTTTATTCTCCTTGGCGGTCGTCCCGCAATGGGCAAGACCCTCTTGGCTCTGCAAATTGCCATGAATCAAGCCATGGCCGACATCCCCGTGGTGTTCTTTACCCTTGAAATGTCAGCGGAACAACTGACCCAGCGGATGCTTTCCAACCTCGCCACCATGGATGGGGCGCACTTTCTCAACCCCACCGAGCGAATCAGCACCAAGGAGTTTTTGGACCTTGGCCAAAAAGCGGACCTTCTAAAGTCCAAACCGTTGTATATCGTGGACTTGCACCAAGCGAACTTGGACCGCATTGAGGGCGAAATCGCCAAACTGAAAACCAAGTACGGGATTTGCGGATTTTACCTTGACTACCTCCAACTGGTGGAACCAACCAAGATTGACAAGGCCAAGCCCAAGATTGAGCAGATGACCAACATCAGCAAGACCCTTAAAGCAATCTGCAAACGGCAGAAGGTGTTCGGGGTTGTAGTGTCATCCCTATCCCGTGCGACCGAGGGAAGGAGCGACCATCGCCCCATCATGTCGGACCTTCGGGAAACGGGGCAACTGGAATTTGATGCGGATAAAATCGGCTTTGTTTACCGACCCTACGAACACGACAGGAACCAGCCAGCGGACCTCATGGAGGTCATCGTCCGCAAGAACCGCAACGGTTCACTCGGCATCGCAAACATCCAATGCCACCTTCCCTATACCAAAGCCAACGAATACCCACCCAATTCCCTATGATGGAAGAATACAACCTCCAAGCCGCCTGCGTAAAGTTGTTCGCCCTTATGCGACCCAACGAGCAGGGTCTGCTATTCCTCAACCTTAACAACCCCCGTTCCCGATCCAACGGATTCTTCCTCAAAGGCATCGGGCTGACCGCTGGGGTGGCTGACATGACCTACCTATCGCCCAAGGGTGCGGTGTTCCTTGAATTTAAAACGCCCAAGGGCAAGCAGTCCCTATCCCAAAAGTGGTGGCAGGAGGTGGTTCAGGAGGCGGGGTACAGGTACGAGATAATCCGAAGCGTGGAGGAATTTCAGCGGGTGTTGGCTGAATGTGGGTAGGTTGTGTATATCTTTGACCTACTAAACCAAAAGCAATGACACCAAAAGAAAAAGCATGGGAATTATGGAATTTTTATGGGACCTTATTTGGCAGATACGACAAAGCGGGTGAAGCCGCAATTAAAGCAGCCGATGAGGTACATGGATTTATGAGAGATGATGACTTTGATAGTGATGATTGCTATTGGGCCAACCACAAGAAAAGCAGATATTGGAATGATGTAATTGTTGAATTAAAAAAACTTTCATAACCATGCGCCGCTTACTGCTCCTATTCCTGCTGACCGCCTGCACCAACAACCGCCCTTGGAAGATTATTGAGGTGCGGCCCAAGGGGAATGCCTGCGAGTATGTATTGAGCAGGTCCAACGGATTCGGCCCGCAGATAAAAATCATAACCGATAAATGCGGGAAGTACACACTTTTCCAAACCGTAAATGAAAAATGGAAGAAATAACGATTTACAAGTTTCAATTAGAAACAATCATTGACGCATTAAGTATAACTTCACGGATTCACGATAGTAGTAAAGGCAAAACTTGCTACGATAGACAAGTTAGACAGGCTTTAGAATATGCAAAAAATGCACTTGAAAACAAAAAAGATGTTAAAGTGCGGTATATGTAGTATTACCCCCCAACCCTAAACCGTAAACCCATGAGCAACAAAAAAGCAGCCCTATTAGCAGGTATGTTAGCCGCTACAATGGCAGAACAAGAAAGGAAAGATTACTTTGAATTTACTAATCCTTATGCTGGATTAGAAGGATTAACTTATAGCGGCTCAGGTCAAAAAAGTTATTCTAAAAGCCCAATGACTAATAAACAGAAAAAGTCAAGGGCTGCGTCTAAACGTGCAAAACAAGCTCGTAAACGTGGCCGGTAGGCTTGCGGCTAACCCGCATATTTGTCTAACCCCCAACCCCTAACCCATGAAACCAACCCCCACCGATTTCCGCCGCTGGCAAATCCACATCCGCAAGGAGTGCGTGTCTTGCAGCAAGCCCGACCGCTCCGAAACCATCAAGCCTTGGTCCGTGAACTGGACCCTGCTCGGTCGT